CTTTGATGTTGCCCATGATTGTAGCAAGGGCATTGCGATCAGAAATCTTAGTCTTGTCCTGAAGTTCTTTAAGAACATACTGCTCGTTCTTATTGCATCCAGGACACTTCCATTCTTTTTCTACAACTTCTAACTTAATTGCATTTTCTTTGTAGACACTTACATCAACAGGAGGTGGATTTTTTATTTCATCAATTGCTGGATAAGCACAAGCAGCAATAGGAATTGTAAAAAGGGATATGATGGATAATCTTTTAAGCATTTAATTAACAGAATTCAACATCCCAATAAAAGGGGGGTATACCCAACCTCTCAGTGGGCACCTTCCTGGGCTCTAATTGGTACATCACTTTCTCATAATAATAGAATATTTATGATTTGTCAAATAAGACTGAAAAATTTTACCACGATTAATGCATAAAAAAAGAGGTCTATGACCTCCTTTAGATTATAATAGATTTTTAGAAAATATTATCCTTCTTCAGTCCCAAGAAACATTTGCTTTTTAAGAGTTTCAAGTTTTAGTATAGTATCAATTTGGTTTTCATCAGGATCAAAAACATTTCTTGGAACTTCTTTTAGATATGAAAGAATTTTTTCTGGTTTTGACTTCTCATATGGATCTTGCTCACAATTATCACCTTTACCAGATTCACCAAATAAGACTTCAATTGTCTCGGAACTAATAACCATAGCATATCTCCAGGATCTAATTCCAAATCCAAGATTTGTCTTAAAAACGTTCATTCCAAGTTGTCTGGTAAAAAATCCATTACCATCAGGGAGAAACTTTACTTTTTTTACTCCCAAACTATCTCTCCATGCATTCATAACAAATGCATCATTTACACTAACACAATATACTTCATCAACTCCAGCTGCAATTAAATCATCATAAGCTGCTTCATAATCTGGAACTTGACTTGTAGTACATGTCGGGGTAAAAGCACCAGGCAATCCAAATACAACTACTCTTTTTTGATGAAAAAGATCTCTTGTAGTTTTTTCTACGAATTCCCCGTTCTCACGACAGATAAATCTGCAAAGAGGTAGAGCAAAATCAGTTTGAATTAATTCGTTATTTTCCATACACTTGACAGATATTAATATTAAATATTGTTGTAAGTTTATTTATATCACCAAATACCAGGAATCAACTGGCCAGTGGTGAGATATGCACCTACACCAGCAACGAAACCGATCATTGCAAGACGTGCGTTGAGGATCTCTGCCTCAGGGGTAAAAAGTTTTTTCATTGTTTTTCTCCTTAGTAAGTTTCAGAAAGTTGGTTAACGGAGTGTGCCAGTAAAACGAAGAAGGCAACACTAGTGATTGTAAAAATAAATTCAGTCATCAGAAGATTCCGAAGAAGAGCTTATCAGTGAAAGCATAAGAAAAAGCCCCAGCAATAATGCCGAGCATTGCCCAACGTCCATTGTACATCTCTGTAGTTTGCATAGGAGTCAGAAGACCCTTACGACTATATTCTTGGTAAACCATCTGAGGCTCTTTTGCCCACATGTTCTGCTGACCAAATTCATTCTTTGTTACTGTCATAATTTTTTTTGTAAAGATTTACAACATTATATAGTAAATATTAAATTCTGTCAAGATTTCATTTGTGTGGGTTCAGTAACTCTTCCCAAATAAGGATCATAATTTACAAGATCAGCAAGAGTTGTTTTGGATCCAGAAGTTTCCCAATAATTCCATTGAGACTTATAGTTTTGTTTATGAAATACATCAACATGATCTGGATGAATACTTGATCCCAATTCAGTTCTATAGAGCAATAGTGGAATAGCATAGGTATTCCCAGCATTATATAACAAATCATCTGCGACTGGACGTGGTTTTACTCCATTATCTAATTTGTACTTATCAGGACCTTTAACATGAAACTTCACAAGCTTCTCTGCATAGTGACGATTCATAATATAACATGCTGTGGAAAAGTCATTTACAAAACGTTTATGGAGTCTAACATGTATATCACCAGTACAAATGATAGAAATTTGAACACAATCCCAATCATAAGGAAGACGAGAATAAAAATCTCTCCATGCAAAAGGCCAAAACCTTACAAGATCTAGGCTACAATCATCCTCCATGAATACTGCATATGGAGAATCAGATGTATCCAACCAATGCTTAATTGCCTTTAAATGAGAAGTTGTGCATCCTATTTCACTAGGAGTCATTTTTTCTGGATAACGACCCTTAAGTATATCACTTAGATCGTCTTCCCTACCATCATAAGCAGAGATACGAGTATAGTTTTCAATCTCCCAGTACTTAAACTGGTTTTCCATATACTCTTTTCTTTCTGGTTGTCCATCAAGATTAAGATAATAGACTGGTCCAAACCCTTGCAATTTAAATGCTGACTTATTCTTATCCATAAATCTTTTGTAATAGTAAAGACGTCTTCAAAAATGAACTAGGTGAATTTACCATAATATTTGTTTTAGAAAGTATTGTCAAGTCAATTAATGCATCCATTACACTCTCTTGAGTCCTTTCAATATTTTCACACCATCCAAGATTTTCATTTTGTCTTTGAACATAATGTTCTTTTCTACGAATAATTACATTCTCAAGTTTATTAAATTTCTTTTCTATACTTGGATCATCCGACAATACAAAAAACTTTTGTTCTGATTGTTCAGAAATCCATTTATATTCTTTATCAAATTTGGGAATATAAGTATTAAAATCAGTTGCTCTTAAATGGACTCCAATAGTAAATGCATTTATCGAATGCCGTTTAGCAAACATTTCAGAAAAATTTCTAATATTATCAATAAATTTTAGTTCTCTTCCAGTATCAATATATTGGGTTTCATCCATCCACTGAGGAATCCAATTATTATTATAAAGATATTCCCCACAATCAGATAATGGAAGACTATTAATATCTTCAAAAGAATTGATATTATAATTCTTCTTTCCGACAATAAAATCTTCATGCATCATTAAAATGCAATTAGAAAATTCAGTTAATGGTTTATCAATTACATCTATTTTATTAGAAAAAATCTTATCAAATGGTAATCGACAAGAAGAAGTATTTCTCCAATTAATAATTGGTGTCATGTTATGATATTTTGCAACAGTCAGTCCACCGAGCAAAGTTCCGTATCGATTACCAAAACCACCATCACAATAGATGTAAAGAATTCTCATACTACAACTACCAATCTATCATCAGACTTTTTACCAAGATCACATTCTACCATATGAACTTCTCTATCGGGATAAATTCCTAAAATAAAATCTTTAAGATCATTGGCATTTTCCGCAGTCTGAACATCTTCACAAATATAAATTCCACCATCATTTAGATATGGGAAATAATTTTCAAAATTTTTCATCTGTTGAGTAAGTTGATGATTAGCATCATCAATAATAATATCAAACCCCAAATCTTGCAAATGACCCTCAATTAAAGTTGGATTTTCACAATCAAAATTGAATAGAGTAATTCTCTCATGACTATTAACATCTTCCATTACAGCATCACCATCTACTGGTTCAAACTGATAATGCCATTGTCCATCTGGTTGAGAAAAATCTTCTACACCATATATGTGGGAATTTTCAAAGTAGTGCTCCCACATTTTGAGTGATCCACCAAACAAAACACCAATCTCAAGAACGTTTAGTTTTTCGGTTCTACGATCAGAAAAAGTACTTTCATACCAAGGAACATAACCATGAGCAGTTCCTTTATCAGTCTTAAATTTTGTATGAATATCAGTTAGCTTCATATTCAAGTCTCCATTGATCGTAAGTTTTTTCGTCTAAGTATTTACCAATATCAAAATCAGTATTAGTTTTATTATTTACTGACATAACTCTCTTTTCAAAGTTTACCACAGGATTGTCTTTTGTAGATCCATTACTCTTAAAATGGACAGAAAGAGTATTATCTGTCAATTCTTGATCGGCACAAACCTGAAGTTCTGGAAGATAACCAATCTTTGCTTCAGTATTTTCCTGTAAGGTCAAATTAAGTGCAGGAGTTTCATGTGGAAATGGTGTCCCATTAACAGCAAATTCTTCCATCTTGGCAATCCAATTTTTAACAAATTTTTTACCAAGACTATGATTATTAATGATTAAAAAGCTTGCAATTTCACTAATAAAAATACCATCAGCACGAGTGTGTCCACCAGTATTCATAGTAGTTACTTGAATATCATAGTTTGTATCAATAACTTCTGATAGATCTTTTAAAACACATACATCACTATCAATCATAATTAATGGATGTTCAAAAGAAATATTATACAAAAGTTTTTTAAGCATCCTAGTTTTTTGTTGGGTTGCCTTTACCCATCCTTCAGAATGAACACCAGAATATTCATCGGCAATATTTGTATCAAGAATTGATACCTTTTGTTTATTCTTTAGTTTGTTTCGATATTCACCCAATCCACATTCTGCAATGTATATTCGATCAAGATTTTTACAATTTTCAATTGCAGAACTACTTAAAACATCAACAAAAGGATAATAAGACTTATTTGCAGTGGTAAAAATGCTATATTCCATAATCAACAATAAGCAACAATAACATCATTTTCAACATGACCATCCTCATATGCAATAAAATATGATTTATTGATGGCAGTAATTTGCTCATAGATTGCACTCTCATCAATCGTGTTACCCCATGTACTTGCTTTATCACCAAAGAGTCTACGATCATCAATTAAAAGTGTATGTGTTTTAAACTGACTCTTAGAAATTATATCAAGTTCAAATGGTAATGGACATTTATATTCACCTATAGGTGCTCCATCATTATCCCAATGTGCATCCAACCAAAATGTTGCAGATCCTTCTAAATTAGTAACGATATCTTCAAACACGTCAAAAGTATCACCTTCGATAAGTTCAACCCTTCCTTCTTCAATTTCTTTAGCAAATCTCTCACTATTTGCTACAACACGTTCAGGATCAATTTCAATACTAATAACTTTTTTAAATCCACACTCAAGGGCAACTGCTACACCATCACCCCATAATGTTCCCGTTTCTATAAAAATATCATTCTTCTTATGCTTTAGAAGAACTTCTTTAGATAATGTTGAAGACATCAAAAACCTCTCTTAATATTTTTTTCAAATGGATAGTTTGATCTAGTCAGGTACTCATCAAGCACAGACTTATACTTTGAATTTTTTAACGTATGAGTCAGTGACAAGAATTCTTGTACCACATATTTATCAAGATAGGGATAACGTGTTTCTATGCCATAAGATCCAGCAACATACTCTTCCTTTGCCAGATATGAAACCATAGTGCTTCCGTAGAATGATGCCCATGGAAAAATAGTTGCTAGATCTTCAGGAAATAGTCCACCAAAATTACTATGGGCAAACTTCTTTTCACCACCAAACCCATAGTCAGAAAAGATTTCATCAGATCCAGAACCAGAAAGATAAATCTTATGACCATCTTTGCGAGCATTATCACAAATCATTGAAAGACCACAAGAACCATTATCATCCTGCAATCTACGATCAAATTCATTGTAGTTACTACTAGAAGAGTAAATACGATACTTAAATTCTTCTACATTTTTATTAATATAATCTCTATATTCCCAACGTTTATCTTGCAAATATTCTCCACAAGAATTGGTATTAAACATTTCAAATCTTTTCTTGAGAATATCTTGATTCTCATTGCCAATCACTGAATATGCCTTATAGGGAATATTTTGCTTATTTAACTCACAAGCAATTCCACCACTATCATATCCACTAGAAAGTCCAATGAATACTTTCTCACGAATATTATTGGTTCGTTTAATTATAGAGTTCTCAAATGCTTTAATCCATCCATCAAAGGAATCATTAAATTGATTTAGAACAAACTCATAAGTTGCAATCTTATTAATAAATTTCTTAGTCTCCAGATTAAAAGTAATGATTGTATTAGCATCTTGCTTTATTACTTTTTTAAATCCAAGAGATTTAACTGCAGATTCATAACTAGCGACACCAATCTTATCACCCTCAATCGCATACCATAGGGGTTTTGTGGCAAAAGGATCAGTTACTAAATGCAGAAGGTTGTTTTTGAAATCTGCGAGAACGATTGCATATTCACCATCAAGTGCTACAAATCCACGTTCACCAAATTTTTTATATGTTGGGATAATACATTCTCCATCAGATTTATAATCACCAAAATCATTGTAATTATAGACCTGTCCATTGTACACACAAACGATTTCATCGTCATTATCTACAAATGGTTGTAAGGTAAAATCTCCAGTGATAGATAAAATATTGTGAGCAATAGTATACTCATTAACTTGAATACTGTTTGTGGAATCTGGTCCACGAAACTTCATATAATGATTTGTATAATCAAAATCATTAACTACTTTATTTGTAAAAAGAAAACTACACATTAACCCCGTCTACTATGATGAGAATTCACTACTTGTGGCATAAACTTATTTCCACGGATTGTATTAGCTCTGCCAGGAATAATACTTGGTTTAATTCCAAGTTGATAACAAACAAAAGGAAAACTAATTTGGTCTCTTGAGGAGAACATGCATATTTGCTCCCACCACATCAAACCAAGTTGTTGGGTTCTTTTGTTATTTCTTTGAATTCTAACAGGTAACTCATACAAACCATTATGCTCAGGATACTGCATATCCCTATAAAAGTCAAGTTGATCATCTATTAAATTAGGATAATCAAATCCAATACTCTTTACAAGATTTCCTTCCTCATAAACACAATCTCTTTCTGGATGCTTAAATACTGCAATATCAGATGATTTTAAATATTCGTCAATTATTTTTTCAGGATCTTCCTCAAGAATATGAGTAGAATCTAACCAAATATAATAATCAAATCCAGGTAAAACTAAATGTGGAAGAACTTTATATAATTTTGCTTCTCTTCTATTTCTATACTTTAAATCATTAGAAAAACTAGTATATTCATGTCTATTCCATAAATCAGCAACATGAACCTCTTGTGGTTCAACAAAGGCATGAAACTCAGCCTTATGCATCCATTTCTCTGGACTGATTAATTTGTTTGTTCCGATTGATGATGTTAATACTGCAATTTTCATTATTAAGAATTGCGATGCTTTTGATTTAGTTCACGCATAAATTTGATTAGTGGACTTTGACTAAACTTTTCAAGTTCATAATTATCTTTGTCAAGACAGTGACTGCTCCATCCAAATTTACCATCACTACCAGGAACTTGAGAATGTGATCGGCCGATTCTATCATCAAGTCCTACCATTTCAGCAAATTCTTCATAAGTAGACTCGCATCCCTGCTGCTTATGAGCAAGATACATTTCATTAAAGAAAGTTACTCTCAAAGCAAGAAATGCATTCTCTGAATATTTTACCATAGCAGCAGTTCGAATATCAGTAACTCGAATAGTTTTAACAAACTCTAAACGATCTGAAAAAATGTCGGCAACTTTATTTGCTGCATCAGTATCTCCACCAATGATAAAGAACTTTTGTTCTTGAAACATCTTAATTGGATTTGTTTTATTAAGATATTCTGGACTATGAAGAATCCTAATGTTCGAATACTTTGTCGCAACGTCATAATAAAATTGAGGAGATGCTGTTGATTTACAACAAACGGGTGTTCCCTCAAGCATGTTTTCGTTGAGAGTATTTAATACAGAATCTAATAGAGCAAAACCCTCAGCTTTAGGTGTATCTACAGAAACAAATACTGCATCAAACTCTTGATTCTTATAGTCTTCAATCCTATTATTATTAAACTTAGGATCAATAATTACCTTCTCATCATCGTTAAAAATAGATGCTACAGCAGATCCTACAAAACCAAATCCAACAATTAATACTTTCATTCAATCACTCCCAATACGTTTCAAATAATACTTTTGATTTCTAATATATTTACCAAGTTCCTCAGAGGACATTTTTTGAATTTTTTCCCACTCAGCATTATTCCCTTTCATATGTGGATTGTTTACCCATGAGTTAGGAGTTCTTGCATGTTCTAAATGGTATACCCAATCAGGAACTCTGCCAACTTTATACCCAAGAGTTTTAAATCTATGATATCTTTCCACATCTTCAGGAGCATATGCAACAAAGTTTTCGTTCTCCATTCCACCTTCAATGTAAACATCTCTATTAAAGAACTGACAGAACCCATACTTAGACATATAGACCTTTGATTTTTTTCTTAAAAGATTAAAATCAAAATCATTTGTCAAGAAATCACTTACCAATTCATCATCAGCAAATACTTGATACTGCCAGTTTCCATCACCATAAGGATATATTACATCAGCATGTCCATTGTTAATGATATCATAAGAATGCTTATATGTCTCCTTGGGTAAAAGAATATCACAATCATAATTGACAACTACTTTAGTAGTTGATCTCATAATCATATCATTCAGAACTCTCTGACGATGGAATGATGGTGAGTTTGATTGTTCAAAAATGTGATCGAGACCTTCTACCCTACCATCAAGAAACTCTGTAATCTGTGGCAGAGCACTTTCCGCAAACACAGACTCAGAATCAACTTCATGAACAATTACATTTGTTTTAAAGTTTGCAAGGATGTAACACAAACTTGTAATTACATTTCTCAATCTATCATCAGATTCTAATCTGATTGGGACAATAAAAGTTGCATTAGATAAATCAATCTTTTTCATTTTAGTATGTGTTGTTTTTATTTTTCTCCAGAACGTAATCAAGTTCTTCCTTATTTACAATCCAAGATCCTTCAGGGTGATCAAACCTATAATTGTAATCAACATTGGAAGAACTAATTCTATTGGGATGTTCACGATTAGCAATTAGATAGTCTTGGATCAATCCAGGAGATCCATTCTCGCAACGCATACGATGATAGAAATCGGTATCCATCAATAGTTTTAATTTTGAATCAAATCTAACAAATTTATCCGTCCTAAAAGAAACACAAGAAGGAGAACCAAGAAGATTTCTACCCTCCAACATCATATCAGTCCTACGAGGAACCATTGGTCTTACAAAATTTTTCCCGTCAGAAGTATGTTTAAATCCATTAAATAACCAATTACAATCAGTAGAATCAAATGTCCTCACAATTAATTCAAAAGCATTTTCATTGATGAATAGGTCATCAGAAAAAATTAACTTAGTATACTGACCAGAACACATCTCAACTGCTGAGTTTGTATTTGCTGGTCCATTGCCACGATTCTCTTCATTTTTAAAGTACTGAATGGTAAAGTCCTGTGAATACTCTTCACATACTTCTAGTATAGAATCATCTTTAGAGTGGTCCGAAATACAAACCTCAAAGTTTTTAAAAGTCTGCCTTTCAATACTAGTAAAAAGTTCTCTAAGATAGTCAGGACCAACTCCACCCATTTCATATGTGGGAATGGCAATCGATAAATCAATCATAGTTTTACCCATCTCTCAGGAATAATATCACGAGTATCATTCTTAGAAGTATATCCACCATCACCAAACCATTGAGAAGGTGCAATTACAGTTCCTCGATTTGCTAACCAAGCACCCCACCATGAGAAAGAAGAGTTAGCAATAATGAAATCATTGCACATAGAAATTAGGCACATATCATAACGATTATCATTACCCTCAGCAATCATAAAACGATCAGATTCAAAAAGTTCTTGCTGCTTACACCACTCGGGATCATCAGAGAATACAATTACATCACGATCTTCATCAAACTTTGATAGTGCCTCTTGATAATATTCAAGGCTACAAGGTGGATGATCATTTGCCTTAGAAACATAATCTGTCCTACGAACATGAAGTGCAATAGGATTGTTTACTTGTTCAATAAAACCTTGGCAGGTCTCTACAATAAAATCTTTAAACTCAAAGTCTTCACGAATACTATCTGCAATATGTTCAAAGTATTTTTCAGTTTGAAAGTATCCAAACAAACAAACTTGATCTGGACAATTATCTACATATGTCTGATCATAATGAAACTGCTTCTCTTGATAATATTGTGGATTTAATTGATATCCACGATTTTTATTATGGGGAAGTTTAAAAGTTTCAAATAATTGATGATCCTTCCATTCATCCTCAAAGTTAGATTGAGGAATAGCAAAATCATATCCATGCTTCTCTGCAATTCCTCTCAATGCCGCATATTGAAACATTTGATTTCCAAGTCTACCATGTTGCCCAAGATGATTAAAACCGATCATAAGAATTTCAAAATAGTATTTACTCTATTAATAAAGGTGTGATTTTCTTTTACAAATAACATTGCTTCTCTGATATTAATTTCTTCATTCATGTCAGCATGTAAAAGATTTTGGTATAAAGTATCTGGTGTTCCACCAAATGCTACATAATCACCAAATGCTCTTTTTACAAAAGGTGAATTAGTTCCAGTAATTCTACCATAACTAATATTTTTAAATATTCTACATGGAATATATCCACATTGCAAGTGGTGATCACTCCTAAAATCTGGACATAAGAATGATGTCCTAACCATTTCAAAGTTTTCTTCAAATGAAGCATTTTGAGTAAAAACTTTGAATTCTACACTATTCTTTTGATATAAGATATTTGCAAAATTCTGTGCCCACCATGGACCTTGCTCATAAAGCATTCCAATATAATTTAATGACTTATTTGATAAACTAAATTTTGCTGGATTATTTTCATCAATTTCATGAGGAAGAAGATCAGTTCCCCATGTCTGATAAAGAGTCCTTGTTGATTTATCCCAGTAAGCAAGATCTTCTACTTTCTCATAAATCTCCAAACTAGGAAGATAATTTCCAAGTTTTAAAATATTTTCATAAGGTATACCAGCATTAGTGAAATACTTTGTATCAATATGATGAGTAATATACTTACAATCTTTTCTTAAAGGCATTCCATTCTTTACAAAATTTTCTGTAAAGAAAATAGAATTACTGAAATCATATTGATTCAAATCATCTCTCGAATCAATCCAGTAAACTTCATGACCAAGATACTCAAATGCTTTAAAATAAGAAGCATGAATATAACTATGAGTGTGTTCGTGAAGTTTATGTCCCCAAATATAAATTTTCATGATAACATCCTCAATTGTGGATTAGATGCCTTACGTCCAATATCAAGAATAGATAGAATCTGCCCTTCTTCTTCTAGAATTAGTTCATCTACTTTATTCCAATCTTCAGTATACTTAATTATTTTGCCATCCCCAAATGCCCTATCACTTCTCTTTGCAGTAGGAGAAACACCAACCCAAAAATGATTATCTACATGGGAAAATCCACGAACCCATCCACCAAGTTTTTTTACAAATCCACCAGTAGACCTTACACATCCTTCTTTAGAACTTAGAGTATAAATTTCTCCATTATACTTCCAAAGATCATGACATTGAATTCCCATATTACTATAAATTTGACTCACTGGTTTACCAATATCATCAAACTCAAGAATATAACTTCCATTATCCCAATTGTGGGCAAGTATATACAATTTATCTTCGGTGGCATAAATTGTATTTAAATGATGACTATCTCTGTAAGAACAATTTTTTCTTGGAGGAATTGGTTGCCAACGATCCCAAGTTTCCCCATCATAAATTCCAATGTAATCACCATAGCTAGATGTACAAAGAAGTTTTCCTCTCCAGAATCCAATACCATGAAGATCTTGAAGTTTAAATTCTTCTGGTTGAATAATTGCTTCTGCTCTTAGCTTATTATCTAAGATAACAATGTCACCATTCTCTTGCTCAGGAGAAATAAAATTATTGGTATTAGAGGGATCACTATTCCGACAAGCAACATAATACTTACCAAAATGTTTTGCTAGACCATAATAAAGACCTTTACCACGATCTACTGGAGTAATTACATTATCCTCACGGACATACAATATCGACTTTGTAGTTGAAACTAAAAACATTTTTTATATCTACTCCCTCTAAGTTCAATTGAAATTGTAGATCCTAAAAGACTATTGCAATCTACAATAAAAAATATAAAATTATTGTCCATAAATGCACATGTCCTCAATCAATTCATCAAAAGTAATTTCAGGTTCCCATCCAAGTTTTTCTTTTGCTTTAGTCGAATCTCCAAGTAAAGTTTCGACTTCAGTAGGACGATAATATTTAGGATCTACCGCAATGATTGTCTTTTTGGTATACTTATCCATACCAATCTCATCATTACCTTCACCATACCATTCGATATTCATACCAAAATATGGTGCAACTTTCTCAACAAACTGACGAACTGAATATTGTTTACCAGTAGCAATTACAAAATCATCAGGTTCATCTTGCTGAAGCATTAGCCACATAGCACGAACATAATCCTTTGCATGACCCCAATCTCGTTTTGCATCTAGATTTCCTAGGTATAGAACCTTTTGCTCTCCAACAGAAATGCGTGATAGACCTCTAGTAATCTTACGAGTTACAAAAGTCTCACCACGACGAGGGGATTCATGATTAAATAAGATCCCTGTACAAGCATACATTCCATATGCTTCACGATAATTTTTAGTTATCCAATAAGAATATACCTTTGCACATCCATAAGGAGATCGTGGGTAAAAGGGTGTAGTCTCAGTCTGAGGAGTCTCTTGAACCAGTCCATACATCTCAGAAGTGGATGCCTGATAGATACGACACTTCTTCTCCATGCCAAGAATGCGAACTGCCTCAAGAATACGAAGTGTTCCTAGTCCATCCACATTGCCAGTATACTCAGGCATCTCAAAAGATACCTTTACATGACTTTGTGCTGCAAGATTATAAATCTCATCAGGTTGAGTTTGCTGAATAATGTGAATAATATTTGCAGAATCTGTTAGATCCCCATAATGCAATTTTAAGTTATTATGGTTGTAAATATGATCGATTCTAGAAGTATTAATAAGAGATGCTCTCCGAACAATACCATGAACAACATAACCCTTATCTAAAAGCAACTCTGCAAGATAAGATCCATCTTGTCCAGTAATACCAGTAATTAATGCAACTTTCATTCTATTCCTCATATTAGTGATCAGTATAACCTACATTAAATGTAAATGTCAATCTCATATCCTTTCGTTCTTTATCTGGAATAACTTCATGCACTAACCAAGGTGGAAATAATATTACATCACCATTAGTCACTTCTAGTTTGTGCATATCTCTATAGAAATCTGACATTATTTCTCCAACTTCAGGAGGAGTACATATTTTCATATACTTGTGAGCATTGTGAAAAGTAGTTGGAGATGCTCCTCTGCTGTAATAGATTCCAGACCAATAAGTACTAGTAGCACCTGCACCATTAATATGTTCATGCGGTTCTTGCCCCTGATTATCATGATAAATGTTGTACCAAAAAGATTCTAAGTATATAGAATTTGAAAGTTCCAATCTAGATAAAACTTTTTTAATATCGATAAGTAAATTATCTTTTAAAGAATCCCTAGTTTTAGAATCAATAAATGGATCATCATCACCTATATTTGGAAAAGATGTATTAAGCGAAACTTCCCAACCACTGGGAATTCGTTCTTGCCTCTCAATGGTTGGGAAGTTGTAATTATTATGCTTACTAAACTTAAACTTAATAACAGGGACAGAAAATAAAGGAATCAATTCAATTGACATAAGTCATCAAGAAAGTTGTGCAATCAGTGCCTCAAGTCTTGCTTCTAGTGCTTTAATCTTAGTAATAGCATCTGTTCCTTTTTTAGCAGCAAGTGGGGGAAGACCTGATGGATCTACTTTAGCAGATGCTCCACCACCTTGGCAAGGGGTATGTGCCTTTGATTCTAGTGCTTGAAGTCTTGTTTCAACTTCTGTGTCATACTGAGACATATATGCACCACTTTCAGAAGTTGCTACTCTTTTAGTTCTTGACATTTTTTAATTTGAAGTGAACGTCATTTAATATTTAGAATAAAAAAGGAGGGAATAATTTCCCCCCCTTTTTGCAGGCTCGCCACCAATTTTGATTACGAGAAAATTAGAAACTCGGCGGGAGTTGCCTCCATCCGCACCAACGGCATTTTAGAGATGCCGTAAACTCATAAGGGGTCATATTTGACTCCACCAGTACTTTTAAAGTCTCTCCGTGACTAAAGAATTAATTAGACATTCGTTCAATATCTTCCTCAAGTTGACGCAATACACCATCTAGAGTATATGCTCCAGTTGCTTGTTTGCGACGTTCCATTTCTTCTTCAATCTTTTGGGTGATTGAAGCGTGACGACGATGTTCAGATGGATGCATCATCATCTTTTTAGTTTCACTCATGCAAAACTGAAGTTGCATCAGTTCAATGTCATCAAATTCCATTTTAATAATATAAAGAACGAGGGGGGATTCCGACCAGGGTTTTTAAAGACTCTCCATGTCTTCATCATCTTTTACATAGCACGGAACACGATCTGGATCTAACCATTTAGCATATTCAGAGTCTTCAATAGCAAGAAGCATTTGATCTCCATTATCAAACAAATAAACATCAGAGTACTTTTTAGTATACTCGTTTGCTTTTTGCATACGGAAATCGGGATTTCCATTCAATTGAATATGTCCTTTTTGAACAAACCTATAAGGAAATCGTTCATGAATAATAATAGTCTTTGTTGAAGCAACAGACTTAGGATCCAGATCGTTCATGCTACCTCAACGGACTCAAGATCATTATAGAGATTTTCCATTAGAATATCATAATCATCTAGAGGATCTCCAGAAAACACAACTCCTTCATTTTCATAATAACGCCGAACTTTTTTAAAAAGTTTAGGATTTTTTACATCTAGAAAAATTTCACCATTTGCAGCAGAACGAAGAGTTTGAACATCCTTCTTAAACTTAGCCGTGATAGTCATTGGTCTTTGTAAATTACTCAGAAAGTATACTGGAAAAGGAGTTGTTTGTCAACTCCGATGCTCCTTGTGAGGATCGAACTCACCTCAGCCGAATTATGAGTTCGGTGCATTCACCAGATTGCTAAAGGAGCAGAAAAGGATCTTTATGACCCCTGTTCATGACTATGATACCACATTAGGTATTCTTCATCATAGTCGTATTGTGCCAGTTCAGGTTCTGGTTCTTTCGTATTCTCAGAAATTTCTTCAGAAGGTTCCATATTCGTTTAAACAAGTTTTGGTCCTAACATCCATGCGACAAGGGATATTCTTTTTCCTTTAGTTACCTTAGTCACTCTATGTGGAGTTCTTGAGTCAAAGATAATGAGTGTTCCCTTCTTTTTAGGAGCAACAATTAAATTATTATGATAATCAATAAACTCAAGATCACCTCCTTCATAATCATCGGGATCACTAACTAGCATAGTTGCACTTAACTTTCTAGTTAACTTTTCATCAGTCGCTGTGCCATAATCAGAATGCCACGTATAATGATCACCTTCTTCATATTTTGTAATTTGGATAGATTCTAAAAGACTTAGATTATATTCCCATATGTACATATTTACCATATTAAAGAAATGTGCAAATACTCCAGTAATCCAACTATCATTATATATCCAACTAGTTTTAGAATTTCTCAGTTCTACAAACTTCCCACTAGATTCTGTGGTTCCAATCTTTGCTTCAGCATAGGAAACTTCATTTGATGAGATTTCTTCTATCATTAAATCTACAACTTTTTCTGGTATGATCTGTTCATAAATTATTGGGGAACGAGCAATATTATGATTACTATTCTGATTCATATCTAAAAAATTTTAAAATTCTTATGCCAATAAGGCAAGTCGGGATGACAGGATTCGAACCTGCGGCCCTCTGCTCCCAAAGCAGATGCGCTACCAAACTGCGCTACATCCCGTAGTGTGTTTATTATAATTAATTTTGACTATTCTGTCAATCCCTCTTCATCATCATATAGAGAACATGGTTCTTCAAAAAGTTCTAACATTTTATATTCTAAAACTTTTTGATTCAATTCTTTAAAATCTTCATCAGTTAAAGTATTCATTTAAAATATCTAAAACTTTATTAAGTGCTTAATAATGACTACCATATAAAGCACTCTTAAATTTATATATATTCTTTCTTTTATATCGGATTTTGATAAAACTTCTTTAGACTTTAGATATTTCCATTTTCTAAATCTTCCAATCGTTTTTTCCAAGTATCACCTATTTCAGATCCTTTCTTTGGATTAATACAGGTATTGTCTCCAAGTTTATTACAAACCAATCCTGCAAGATCATCTTCATTTCCTTTCTTTTGAGTGCCAATCCAATAGTGCTGACCATTAATCCATGTTGCCCCGCACTTTGGACATGTTTTAGTTCCTTCCATTGAAATCGCTCCAGTCTCTTGGTGGAATTCCTAATTCTTTTTCTAGTTTTCTTTTCATGAACCACATTCTCACTTTTACAATTTCATATCGAATTGATAATTCAATATATCGAACAAGTCTTAAAGTTGATTCGTATCCACCAATTGCTACTGCAGCAATAAAAACAATGAGGAGAACATATGTATAATAAAACACTATCTAACCTCAAAATCAAGTTTACGAACCTTTCTTTTTCTGCGGTTCTCTTGATATTCTAAGTCAGATTTTGATAAAGTATTGGCATTTTTAATACCTGTTTCATTTTTAGTTATTAAAACGTAACTTAAATCTTTTGCAGTAACCTTATCGTCCTTTAAAATCATTTGGTTTTGACAACCACAGCACTGAGTCTTACTAGTGCTGGTCAATTCTACGTTACAAATTTTGCATCTTACGGATATCATTTTTCATAATCTCCTTAATATTTTCACAACCAATTCATTATTTAGTAAAATAAAGTATAAAATTAATATTAAGAGCGGGTGATCGGACTCGAACCGACGACATCTAACTTGGAAGGATAGCGTTCTACCACTGAACTACACCCGCAAGGAGCCAAATAACAGACTTGAACTGTTGACCTTTGCTTTACAAAAGCACTGCTCTATCCAACTGAGCTAATCTGGCATAAAGGGTGGAAGGTACTCCCACTCGCATAAATGCGTCCACCCTACTCCCCCACCTCGATTCGAACGAGGAACCTTAGAGTTAACAGCTCTCTGCTCTGCCGTTGAGCTATAGGGGATTACAGGGGTTTAATACCCTGTTCCTTACAAAGTTTGAAGTAGAGTTTATAATACCTCTGCTTCATCTCGGCAAGGATTTTATTGTCCTCTTCAAAACCCAACTTCTTGGTATGGGCATAACACCCTTCAAGTTCTCCAATGAGTATTAAAACTTTTATTGGATTGATTGGGTCCATAATGAAAGAAGGACAACGACTCAGGAGGGACTTGAACCCCCGACCAACTGCTTAGAAGGCAGATGCTCTATCCAACTGAGCTACTGAGTCATGGGACAATCATACCAAAGACTGGTTGAATTGTCAACGGAGAGTTAGAGATTCGAACTCTAGAAGAGGTTGCCCCCTTACAGCATTTCCAGTGCTGCTCCTTAAACCACTCGGACAACTCTCCTGGACCTGTATATTATAGAATACTTAGTCGAGTCTGTCAAGGTAAAGAAGATCAATTTCATCAGAATCCAACCACTCTCGAAACTCTCTTGCAATTGCTGCGGCATCATCCATATTCAAGGTTTCGTCCATAAGACGTTCTTTTACCCATTCAATTGAATATGAAAGTGAGTTAATTACTTCTGATTCCATTACTCGTTTGCGACTTAATTATCATAACACTCAGATTATTCATTGTCAAGTATATAACCAAATCTCATCATAATCCTTGGATTTTCTCTTGTATAATGCTTATCAATAATTGGTTGATGAAAGCACTGTGCGTTATAAAAAATAGCTTCATTATAATTATACTCAATATTAAAAATATTATCTAGAATACCATTATTAGTTTTTTCATTGATATTATTATAATCTATACCAGCACAATACTCATAACATTCATCCATCATTTCTTCGGTATCTGCAACTACATTCCCATAAAAAGACCAAAAACCAGTCTTAACTGGACGTTTATTTAGATTTACAAGTCCAATAATACTTGTTGTCATTTTAATATCTGGTGGTGGATCAGTATGAGGTAGAAAACAATTATTACTTACTAAACTTTTTATATTCGCATCTATACAAATATTATTCCAATAAAAATAAAAAAACTCAACTTCAGTTCGTTTATATTGTACTTCATCTCCAATATCTAATATCTCATTCGCAATATCATTTCCAGTCCAATAAGGAATTTTTAAAGACATAATTCCTGGTTTTGCGTTTCCACAAGATTCCCACTTTGATAAAAGTGATTGGAAATCAACCATACTATCAGGATCTTGAAATATATTTTTTACATAAGTGACTTCATCGTTGTACTCAATTATTTCTGCATTTGGATTAAGTCTCGAACAATATTTGTATAAGTTATCAAGTGTTTTCATAATAATCTTTTTTAAAATATCTATTTAATATATTTGAATTATAAAAAGCAGGTTCTCCAGTATCAAGGGATTCTGTGAGTACATTGTTGAAAAATAATTGTCTCGTTTCTTCAAAGTTAGTTTTTCCTTTTGTTTTATGCAAAGAAAGAATAATTCTAGTAAAATTTTCTTTACCACATTTTTCAATATCTTCCTTTAGTTCTGGACAAGACCCATAATAGTTTTTCCAATCTGATTCCGATTTTACTTTTCGTTTTTTTCCTTTTGGAGTTCTAAACGACCAAAAATATTTTCTACCAATGTATTGTCGTTTGTTGGACTTATTGGTAATGAGATAAACAAAACCGAAGTAGTCCCCAATATCATCACTGGTAAAAGCAACTTCATTATATATCCAGGGGTTTTCATAATCAATATCTATACTCATCAATTATATCAAATACCTTGTTTAGGTATTTATGTGCTAGTCCTCTAGCTTCAGATCCATACTTATGCTCTTCCCAGTATAAATCATTTTTAAGTTTTTCCAACCTAGTTTTAATTTCTGCTACAGATATTTCGTTACGTGGCATAAAAAATGGGGAGTTCTACCTCCCCTATGTATAAAGTTTTTATATTCAGTTTTAAATTATAGTTTAAATCCAGAGAATGTATCGGACTTTACATCCTGTTTAATACCACCAACTACATAAGACTCTACTTCTGTCTCCTGTGGTGCCACTTGAAGACCTTTGGAAGAAATCCAGTGTTCGGTCCATGGTAGTGGATTAGACTTAGCAGAAATGTCATAGACAGGTTTAAGACCAATTGCCTTCATACGACGATTAGCAATCCATTCAACATATTGCTGAAGAAGTTTATCGTTCAATCCAATCATAGATCCATCTTTGAACAGATATTCTGCCCATCTCTTTTCTTCATTTACAGCATTATCGAATAATGCATAAGTCCATTCTTCTTCTTCCTTAGCAATCTCTTTCATATCTGGATCATCACCAGACTTCCACTTATTCAGGATATTTTGAGTGATTCCTAAATGTTGGTTTTCGTCTCTTGCGATGAGAGAGACAATTTTAGCACTTCCTTCCATGAGTTTGAGTTCACCAAAGGCGAAAGAACAAGCAAAACTAACGTAAAACCGAATACCTTCAAGAACATTAACATTTGCGATTGCTCTATAGAGTTTTCTTTTAACATCTTTGATTTCCCATTGAGATGTAGGTGAACTGCGGAAATCTTCTTTCCACATATTTCCAGTGCCCCATAGTTGAGCACTATTGATGAAATCATCATATGCCTGCGTAACACTCTTAGAACGTTCTAGAATACGATCATCCGTGACAATCTTATCAAACACCTCAGAGGGGTCTGAATAAACGTTTTTGATGATATATGTGTAAGAACGTGAGTGAATCATTTCCATGAAACCCCATACTTCCATACATGCTTCCAACTCAGGAAGAGAGCAGTATGGAATAAATGCCATTCCAGGTCCACGTCCCTGAACAGAATCAAGCATAATCTGATACTTCAGATTAGAAGTATAGATATGCTTCTGCTCAGGACTTAGAGTATGGTAATCACCACGATCTTTCTGAAGAGACACCTCTTCGGGTCTCCAGAAGTATCCTAATTGTTGAGTAGTTAATTTATCGAAAATAGGATATTTGTATGAATCATATCTCTGGACTCCCAGAGGTTTACCGAAGAACATCGGTTGCTTTTTAGTATCTACATTTTCCGTATTAAATACGGTCATTCCATCAATTTTATTTTCTTCTGAAAGTTTAAACTGCACAGGATTCACACTCTCCCTCCTCGGCTTGACTTAGTTCTTCTAGTAATGAATTCAACTTGGATTTATTATCATCAGTGACCTCATCGGTCTTATTATCATATGTATTTTGATAGTATGAAGTTTTCCACCCATACTTATATGTAGTTAATAGATCATTTGCCATGACTGAAACTGGAACTTCATTATCTGGATAGTTTTCTGGATTATAACTCCAATTACCAGATATGGCTTGATCAAAGAATTTTTGCATTACAGACACTACATGTATGTACCCTTTATTGTTAGGCATTTCCCACAAAAGGGTATAATTATTCTTCAAGGAAGAATACTGCGGAACAACCTGCTTAAGAGGTCCTTTCTTGGACTTCTTAATGGACAGGAAGTCACGAGGTGGTTCGATTCCGTTTGTTGCGTTTGACACAACGGAACTGCTCTCTGATGGCATTTGTGCGGACAATGTTGAGTGCCGTAGACCATGGGTGGTGATAGATGTTCTAAGACTTTCCCAATCATGAACTAACTCCTGAGTGGTGATCTCATCAACATCCGTCTTGTATGTATCAATTGGCAAAATACCATCTGCATACTTAGTACGTGAGAAATATTCACATGCACCTTTCTCTTTAGCAAGTTGATTAGATGCTTTCAATAGATAGTATTGGAAAGACTCAGAGAGTCCATGAACTGCATCCCATGCTTCTTGGGAATCGTAATTATAACCCAACTTAGCAAGATAGTGAGCAAGTCCGATAAACCCAATTCCAAGAGACCTACGTGCCTTTGTAGCAACCTCTGCGGCAATGATAGGATACTTTTGATAGTCAATAAGTTCTTCAAGACCACGGACAGAAAGATCACAAAGATTTTCAAGTTCAGAGTCAGACTTTACTTTACCAACATTAATGGCAGAGAGAATACACAAAGCAATCTCACCTTCACCATCAATGTGTTGAAGAGGATCTGTAGGAAGTGTAATCTCTTGACACAGGTTACTCATATAAACCTTGTCTTTGAATGACGAGTGCTCATTGCAGTGGTCGATGTTCATGATATAAACACGACCTGTCTCTGCTCTCTCCTTCAGGAGGTCCAAAATGAGTTCTTGAGCTCCAATAGTCTTTCTTGGAACAGATGGAGCTCGTTCATAAGCCACGTATAACTCGTCAAATCCAGGATTACCAAAAGCATCATACAGACCAGGAACGTCGTGCGGACTGAAGAGGGAGATTTCTCCGTTCTGAATGAAACGTTCATAGAAGAGTTTACTGATTTGAATAGAGTAGTCTAACTTACGAACTCGGTTATCCTCGGTTCCTTTATTATTTTTTAAAACTAGAATGTCTTCGATTTCTTGGTGCCAGATGGGGAAGTGGACAGTTGCTGATCCACCTCGGATGCCATTTTGAGTGCAACATCTGACAGTTGCTTCAAACTTTTTGAGGAAAGGGATAACACCTGTGTGCTGAACTTCTCCGCCTCTGATTTTGCTGTTGATGCCACGGATGCGACCTGCGTTGATACCGATGCCCGCCCTTTGTGCAACATATCTGCCGATAGCCATATCAGAACTAAAGATGCTATCGAGGGTGTCATCAAC